CCATGGCTCCGCCGACTGCACCTGCAGCCGCGGTGATACCGGCAGCCCACTTTGCAGCGGTGCCGATACCGTTTGCGAGCTTTGCACCCATGCCGTCAGCTTCTTTTCCGGTCTTCGAGATGGAGTTTTGAGCGTCCTTCGAGTCAACCAAAATTTGTCCTGTTAAAGTAAAAATGTTCATCCTATACCTGCCTTTCGGAACTTGGCGTAAACCTCTTCAAGGATTTCCTCGTCCGATCTTGCTTTCTTTGGCCTTAGCTTAGCCTTAAATTCTTCGAATGACATATTCTGAATAAACGGATTCGCTATCCAGCGCTGATATATCATGTCGTCTTCAACCTTTTCGAACCTGTGCTCGATATATTCGATAGCAAGCTCGAAAGGCATCCTGTAGACTTCATCCAGCGCGTCCCCGACTACGTCAAGGACTTCAAAGTAATCAAACCGGATAGCGCATTGAAAAAAGCCGGAATGTTGCTCACTTTCCCAAGTTCGCCGAGCAGCTCGACAAACTTGTCTGCGTCAAGGTTTGCAATTTCTTCGGCATCCATTTCGAAAGGCCCGGAAAGAAGGTCATAGAAGCTTGATTCCGCGCCCTTTTCGGACAGTGCCTCGAAAATCGTAAGGAAAAAGTCGATTCCCAGTTCTTCAACGCTGAATTTTTCCGCCTGTGCAGCCTTTTGAATAACAGGAATCAGCTCCGCCCTCAAATTGGATGCCTTGACAAGGCGAAAAGCCTTGAAGACATCCGTTGTTTTGAGGTTGGTCATTACTATGCTCTATTCGGGTAGATGATCTCGTAAGGCGGATTTTCGAGGTCGTTTACGTCGTAATGAGCTGTAAGTGTGATTGGAAGGACCGCTTCTGCCTTGTCTGCCACTGTCAAGTTGAGCCCGTTGAGCGAGAGAGCGTTCTTCAGGACGATGTACACCGGCTCGTCGGTACCCGAGAGCGTGCCCGCCCAAGTGATGTTGTCGACGTAATCGCTGTCTTCGATGTACGGCTTGCCGGTGATTTTAGTCGCCGAAATAGTCGTCATTGACGTAGCTGTGGCGCTTCCGAGAGCGAGGGTGATGTTGTCGACCGTGACTTCCTTTGTGTTGATAGTTATTGTCGCTGTAACGCCGTCGTTCTGCTCGTAGCCCTTTACCGGACCAGGAAGGCCGTCTATTGAGATTTGACGGGTTTCGCTGGTTACTGCGAAGGTGCCGCCGCCGTCGGTTGCTCCGAGAAGCTTTGCCTTCGCGGTCTCAGGTGTATCACTGTTTGGGTTGAAGTTCTTGTAGAACGCACCCGCGCCGAGAAGCAGGTTCTCGATTGTTTTTGGTGTGATTGCTCTAATCATTTTCATTTTGTGTTTCCTCCTCTTTGGAATAAACATATAAATCTATCATCAAGCGGATGCGCTCGATTGACTTGTCTTCTTCTTCCACGATCTGACGCGAGCCGCGGAAGGCGTAGAACATCAGCTTCGTGACGTTGTCAATTTCGCCGTCGAAGATGTCCTGAACGGAGTCCGCCATTGTGTTGACTTCTGCCGGAGTTTTGGCCACGCAGTTGACTTCCAGCTGACAGGATGTCCGTCCGGCCGTAGTTGACAGCTCTTTGACTGTGAACACGATATACGGCTTTGTCGGCCGCATGATGTTCTTGTAGTACACGTTGGTCGTGACTGTTTTAAGTAATGTAGTGAGCTCCTTCCTGAGCTCGTTGGTATTGCTTTTCATTCGTCTTCATCCTCTCCGAGATATTCCTCTTCATTTATCAGCCTCTCGGCGGCCATTTGGTCCTTGATTGCTGATAAGTATTGAGCCTCTATCTCTCGAATCTGACTGATATTGTCGGACACTGTGTTGTACAGTGCGCCGATTTTCGGCTGCTTTTCGGTGCCGAGCTCCTGATACCCTCCATACCAGCCTCCGGGCTTGAATCCGACGAGTAAATCGCATTCTTTTTTACGCACCCAGTATTGAGTATTTCTTGCGACTCGCCCGGTCCTTCGGCGGATAGCCTTTCGCGTGAGCTTGCACACGAACTTTCCTACATCGCGGAGAGCTGCGCGAGTCAGCTCCTCAATCAGGTAGTTGGCCGCGTCGACATTGTCTGTGAAGGTTACAGCGCCGTTTTTACTTACTTTTGTTACTGATTTTGGGATTGGCATACTCTACACCGTTGTGATGGTTGCCGTTGTCAATACGGCGGTATCGGTTGCAATAAGTTCTATTCGGATGCCATCTCGATAGGTACGCAAGATTTTATATGTCTTGCCGTTCCACTCGAGGAGCTCTTCGTCGCCGTAGTCGTAGTAATCGGCGAGTACAAATTTGATTTCAGGATTGAGCCCGACTGCCAGTGCTTCGTACTTTTCCTTCATGCCGACGGACTTCACCTCAGCGAAGACCTCCCTGGTCGTCAGCACCTGAACAGTGTCTCCGTATGAATCTGTCGCGTTGACTGAGCTTAAAAGCTTGATGCGGTCGTTGTACATGTGTATCCCTCCGACATTGAAAGCCCATCTCTCATTTTTTCATAGGCTTCTCTGAATCGCTCGCCGTCGTTGTTAAAGTCCTCTTGCCACTTGACGTACAGCTCCACGCATTTGATGATGAGTGGATCATCTGTGGCGGTGTTGTACTCGTTGACTCCGAGCCTGTTCATATCCTTCAGCGCTGCGTCGATATCGTTAAGCAAAACAGCGTCGAGCGCGTTGTGCGTGATTCGGAGCGCCTTTTTAATCAGTTCGAGCATTTTTCTCCTCCATGAATTTGAAATACTCCGACATCCTGTAGAGGTGCGTCGGCTGGCATGTGGTGTCTAACATGATTTTGTAGCCGTTGCACACCGCACGGATGCAGAACCAGCGGTCCTCTCCGTAGAGTATCTTTTGGATGTTTGGTATTCTTGTATAGTTGACGCCTTTCCTGAATACCTCACAGTCTACGAGCATACACGCGCCGGTACCGCCGACCTCGTACACGCCCGGGACGGATACCCAGGAGGCGAGTTCTTCCATAATTATCGAGCACTGGTCAGTATGCCACGCATTCGGCCATATTTTGTCCGAGCCCGGTGCTTCGGGCGTAAGGAACAGCTCTGCGATGATTTTCTCCTGCCTGCTGAGAAGAGTCTCCAGCGTCTCCGGACGGAGCACAAGGTCTGTATCAACAAACATCGCGTAATCGCAGTCTCTTTTGAGCGCCTCTTCAATGAATCTGTTTCGTAGCGTCTCCATCTTCGTGAGGTTCTCTTGATTCCAGTAATGCGTTTGCTCGGTGGTGATGTACTTGTCTCCCGTGTTTAGCACGGTGTATTCGCGTTCTCCAAGGAAGCTTATCAGCTCCGGGCAGTCATTGACCACGTAGAAGAGTTCGCACTCTGCTGTAGTCTTTTGCGAGAGCACCGACTCTAAGTGCTCCTTGAAAATGCGAGTGTCCTGTTTCGCAGGACCACCTATCAATACTTTAGGCATTGTGTCCCTCCTTCCATGCGAGGTAATGCTCCGGCAATACGATTTCGGTTGTTAAGTGCCCGATTGTTACGCTCGGATCACACCACAGCTTATGCTTTGCGCGGCGTGCACGTATAGCGAAGCTCAAGTCTTCGCCGTACCCCGCGAATTGACGGAAGAGGGTTGTATTATACTTACGTATATCCTTTAGGGTCTCCACGCGAATAAGACAAAAAGCAAGTCCGCAGCCTTCAATCTCTTGAAGGCCATCTTCCCACATTGTCTCATCGAGGAGCTTCTCAACTTTTTCTCCGGCTTCCCCGAGTTTCATTGTCTTGAATACACAAGGAAAGTACGGAGGCTTGCGCATGAAAGCGAGCCCGGTCACAATCTCTTTGTCAGCTGCGAGGAGCTTCTCTATGTGCCGGTTCGTCCATACCATATCGCTGTCTACGAACAGCAAGTATTCGTATTTGTTGGCGATGGCAAGGTCGCAGATTCTTTCGCGAGCGATATCCACAAGCGAAAGAGCCTCTAAATGTATGTCGCAGTTCCTCGTTTGAGTGAGGCACTGAACTGTTTCGTATGGAATTGAGCCCATGCAGGGCATTCCCAATAAAATCTTATTTTTCATTCTAACCTCCCAACGAAAAGGGAGCCCTCGTTGGGTAAGGGCTCCCCCAGGTATAACTAAACTCTATTGAGTATTAGTTCTTCTTGAACTT